GTGCCTTGTCGAGATATTGGCGCCCCAGCACAGCCCAAAGTCCGCCAAATGATGCGGCCACTAGGAATGTCCCAATGGTAGCAACTAGCAGATTGACGCCAAGCGCCAGCATGAGTTGATAGAAAAATGTCGCCAAGAAGCCGAACACTGCCGTGGAAAAGGCAACATCGATAGTCTTGTGATGCTCTCTCACGCCTACGTTCGCTACGAAGTATGCAGCGTATCCGCAGGCGACAGTTAGGAGCGTCTGCCATGAGAGCGATGTAGCCAGTTCATTCATCGGAGCTTCGGTCCCTTGTCTGCCATCGAACCTATTACACTCGTGCGCGCCGCGCGAACCCCTGTGTACGTGCGGTGATGGCGCTGTGGTGGTTATGGCACAACGCCTGCAGGTTGCTCCATCGCAGGCGAAGGTCAGGCCGGATCCGGACGCTCTGCAAGTGGTGCACGTCCACTGCGATGGCGGTGCAACCGGGGTGGCTGCACATTGGATGGGCGGTGAGGAACTGGCGACGAACTGCACGCCATGCTGCGTCATAGCCTCGCTGGCTGGCAGGGCCGCGGGCTGCGTCTAGCACGGCGCGGCGTTGTGCCCTGCGGGCCGTGACGCAGGAGCATGTCGTGCCGCCTGCAACGAGGCGACCGCAGGCGGAGCACAACCGGGGGGCAAGCGATGGCATCAGAGTTTACCCCGTGGTGGGGAGAACCCGCCGGCCATGATCGACCGGCGGGAGTTGTGGCGCCCCATCCCGGGGATCGACACTGGCATGAGTCCTTGACCGGACAGTCACCGGCTGGTGCTCGCGACTTCCCAACCCTTGGCCCCCAGAAGGCTTTGGCGGCGGGGGAGAGCTGGTTTTCGCTATGGGGCGAGCCGCTACGCGCCCTTCAGAACTTGCCGCCGAAGGGAGGTTAGGCGACAGGCGCCACGGCCGGATGGCCAAGAATGAAGGTAGCCGATGCCGCGATGCTGGTGCCGCTGGTCTTCGTGATCTTGGCGCGGATGTAGCGCTTCGAGCCACGATAGCCGATACGGTAGACGGTGCTGGCTTCGAGCGAGGCCGGGAGGGCGTCCCCCAGCGTATCGCCGGCTACAACATCGGTGAAGTCCCCGTCGATCGTCGTGGCAGATTCCTGCAGCGCCACGGAATAGAGGCCGCTGCCGGCAATGGCACCCGTCGAGACGACAAGTTCAGCAGAACGGAAGCCACTGGTGTCAACGGACGCACCCGCCAGGGTTGCGGAGTGAACCGCCGGCACGAGAGAGGCCGCGGCCTTGATGGTGTGGTGGATATCGATATTCGACATTGTTGTGATCTCCCTTACGCCGCCGCGATCTTCAGGAACTTCAGCGCGTGGAAATTGCCCGCGCCGCCGCCAATGCGCTTGTAGGTGTCAAAAATCACTTGGCCCTTCACCGAGATTTCGTCGCGGGCCACGCGGATGCCGGAGCGGTCGACGATCGTGTAGCCTTCGCGGAAGTCGCCAAATGCCACGGGCAGATTGCCGGCGCCGACATCATCGATGCCATCATCATATTCGACAGGGAACCCGAGCAAGGTGTCCTGATCCGGAGCGGTCAGGCCCGGCACTTTCAGATATTGGCCATTGCCGTCCTTCAGTTTGGAAATCTTGCTTCCGGTCGTGCGGTTCATCAGCCACTTCGCATTCGGGCGGTACGCCGAAGCGAGCGCATCACGCAGGTCAATCAGGTTGTCGGCGGTCATCTCGGCTGCGAGGCCGCTAACTACGTGCTGCCAGGTGCCCCAAGCTCGGGTGAAGTCCTTCGTGGCTGCGGTGCCATAGCTCAGCAGGCCCTTGGGCTTGCCGTTCAGCCCGTCGCCACGCAGAAACGCCGTAGCTTCAGCGGTGGCGAACTTGCGGGCGGAGTCATTGATGAACCAGGTCGCGACGTCGATCCGCGAGTCCTCGAGCTGCTGGCGCGTCGATTGGGGCGCGGCGTACAGTTCGGCCGTTGGATACTCGTGTTTGATGAGCTGCGGGCGCGGCGTATCCTGCGGGCGCGTCTGACGCTCAGTGACCCACTCGGCAGCGTCGCTGCCAAGGCTGTAGAACCTTTCGTAACTGCCGGTCGAAATCGACACCACTTCGGCCAGGTTCCGCAGAGGCGAAATCTCGGTGACGACGTTGCGGATCGCCAGATCGACGGTTGGCAGAACGGTCCAGCCCAGATCGGGGCCAACATCGGTGGAAGCCGCCCGCATCTCGGCATCATTGCCGGTGCGGATCAAGCTCGTCAGCGCACGCATCTCCACTTCCGACTGCTGCTCGGCGGGGTTGCGGACGGTCGCCGGCACGCGCTGCGCACGGACTTCGATCTCATCGAGACGGGTCTGAATCTCGGTGAAGCGCGCCTCGATGTCGGGGGCCGGTGCGGGGATCGCGGGCGGAGCGGCGCGCGTTTCAGGGGCCGGTACCGGCGCGGTGGTCGTGGTCGGGTCCATGGGACCTCCAATATTGCGGATTTCGGTGATTTTGGCGCGGGGAGAAGCGCCGGCATAAACGACACTGAACTCGACAAGCTCAGCATCCTCGATGAGGTATTCACCCTCATCGTTGCGGGTCCATTTGACGGGGAAGAACCCAATCGAGAGGGCGGTGATGCCCTCACGAATTAGCGTGTTAGCCTCGCGGGCGCGGTCGATATCGAGGATCAACCGACCTTCGACTCGGAGGCCGTAATTGTCTTCCACGAGGGACGTGGCAACGCCGATGACTTCCCGCGGGTCGTGCGCCCACAGGATCGCCAGGGCGTCACCACGGGCGGAACGCTCGGCAATTGTGCGGGTGAATGCGCCGGGCATCACTCGTTCGTTGAACGCGGGCACCAGGTCGTTGAACACGGCGGCGTAGCCGGTGAACGTGCCGGCTGCGTCATTGACGGCGAAGCGGCATTGGGCGGGCGCTAGCGCTCGTTGCGAGATATCGGGCAATGTCGTGATCCTTCAGGCAGTCGGGGTCGCAGCCGGGGCAGCAGCGCCGCGGGGCGGATACAACTTGTCCCCACCATCGACGGGCGGAAGATTCTTGGCGCGGCGAGCTTCGTTCGGTGTGACCACAGGGCCGCCGACTTCCTTCTCGAACGCCTCGGCGGTCGTCTTCATGTCCGCCGATGTCAGGTCTTCCGTTCGGTGCTCGAGGTACACCCCGGAGAGGCGCTCGGCATCGGTCAGAAGGCACCGCGTCAGTGCCCCGCGCCATGCATCAAGCCAAGGGTCGATACAGGTCGTTAGTAGCTGCCGGAACAGGTGTTCGACGTTCGCGAGCGTGGCGTCCTGAAGGTGCGAGAGAAGCGTCGGAGGCACACCGAACACTCGGCTGACTTCAAGTACCTGCTGCTGCCGATTTGCGATGTGTTCCGCATCCGTTGAGAGCATCGTCATCGGCGTAAACTTCACATCGGCCCCAAGCACCGGCATGCCGCCGGGGATATCCTTGTCTTCCTGCCAGGCTTTCCGGACCTCGGCCGCCGTCTTCTTATCGACGTGTCCGTTGATCGTCAGGATGCCTGCCGGTCGGCCACCGTTACGGAATAGCCGAAGGGCGGACTGTTCCAGTTGCAGCCCTAGTTCGATCGCTCCAGCCGCCTGCTTGATGGGCGCTCCGCCTGTTGGTGACGACAGGTGGATCATGTCCCGCCAACGGATGCGCTCAGGTTGCCCAGTCGGTCGGGTAACAAGGTAAGCCGGTTCGCTGGTGGCCGGGTCGAGTTCAACGCTCACGCCGGTCGGCAGGATGGCGAGTTCGCGCGACTGCCCCCTGACGCGGATCACCTTGGCGAACGCCTGCCCGTCATACATGGCGTTCAGCGTCATCAGGCGGAGGAACTCAGATGATGGTTGCCATGGTTGGGCGAAGTCGTTGAGCAACCGTTCGGCGGGATGGTCGGCCACCCGCTTTCGATTGCCCGTGCCGGCACCGGAGTAGACATGCACCGGGACACTGGCGACGAGGTTAGAAATCAATCGCAGACAGGCCGCCGATGCCGGGAACGCCAGCGCGCGGGCCTTATCACCGTGTGGCAGCCCATCTGCACCAGTGCCAACACCGATGACATCCAGCCAGTCATCGCCTGTGGTGATCGAACGAACCTGACCGTTGGCCACAACCCAAGACTGGGCGGCCGCACCAGCGGAGCGGGAGAACGGCCACATTGTTGGCCTCGCTATGTTTTGGAAATGGAAAAGCCCGCTCGGGGGTGACCGGCGGGCTGCGGACGCATCTATGGCATCCGCAGTTCTTATGAGTCAGATCGTCGAGGCTGTCAAGCCCTTGTGTGCGCCAAGCACTTAGGGCGCTATGGGTAGTGTTGAGAGATGCCTAGAGCGCCAACAGAAATCGTTGAGAATTCGGAGCCCGCAGCGGGTGACCAAGCAGGCCACGAACGCATCTCGGCTATCCGTAGGTCTTGTGACTCGGATAGCACATCGGCGCAAGCACGAAACGTGAACGAATGCTAAGTGATTGATTTCATTGGGTCGAGAAG